CTCCAACACGCTTGACCATCGCCATTTTTTCACGATGTCAGAGTTAGCAGCCATAACAGCTTTTTGGGCCTCACAATTAGCGGTCTGAACAAACGTACGCGCCAGTGTAACAGCCTCTTTCCGGGTGAAACCTTTCATGTGATCCATGATGTTATCCACAAGCCCACGGTATCCCTTGCCCTGCAACACCCCGGCTCCCAGATCCTCAAGTATCCCCTGTCGAACGGTTGCATCAAAAGCTTTATCAACCCACTGTGTCAACGTCGCACCTCCGAGCGGTGTCGTCTGGAAGAATGATTGAAACTGCTCCGGCGACAAGGCCACATTATTGAACCCCTGGACCTTGCCGCCCAAGCTCATTGTCTGGCTGTGATACTTGGCCGACTCTGCCCCGGCTTGTCCTGCAAGACTGGATATTTCCCCGGATACCTGTTCTCTGATTCCCAGGGTTAAAGCGTCAATTTCCTTGATCAACTCCTGTCGTCTTAACTGCTCCCATCGTTTGAGTCTTTGGTTTGGGTTCAAAAGTATTTGTTCAGCGGCTTTTTCAGTGGATCGCATGGCGGTGCGCAAGGCGGAGATTTCCATCTTATCGAGATTGTACCGCCAGACCACTTGTCGCGCGGTATTATATAAATCCAAAAGCTCTGAAGGCGGTAAACCTGAAGCCATTTGTTAGCCATCCAGGTTTACGTTAAAATATTCGCACAATCCATCTATTGTTTTCTTACCAACGCCGGGCATTTTGTTTTCTCCACTTGCCATCTTTCCAAGCAGCTTTTTTATTTCATTGATGTCCTTGTCACTCAATGAATCACTGCAACCAATGCCGCTTTTGTGTACTCCATAACCCATTTTTTGAATAACGCCAATCTCGCGGGAACAAAGATGTGTGTGCCAGGCGTTCCCACTTTTTTTAATAGCCCTCCCGATTGTAATCATTCTTCTGGCACGGCACTTGTTGACACCATATCGTTCTGCTAATTTACTAAATTTTATTTTTCCCTTACTCCACGCCTCATATGCTTCGACGCATCTTGCCTCTTCCCCCTTGCTTCTCCTTGTCTTTCTTGCCATTTTTGCCCCCAAAAAGGTTAATAATTGATCTTAACCATTATATCATATATACTGTTCTGATGAAGCCATTGCTTAACCCTCGCGTCTTTCTTCAACCTTTACATACTCAGTTTTCGGTTCATACGGAAACACAACGGGTGTTTTCGAGTCGCCAGATGTAAAAGCGCAGCCGTCAGGCTCAATAAACACTTTGCCTTCAATATCATAGGCTTTACCTGTTTCGTCTTTAAAAACACGCCCACATCTAATATTTTGCCATAAGTTTTCTGATACTTCTTGCCATTCCCAATCTTCGCCAGTCAATGGCGCAAGAGGCTCAAACCGGGCCAGCTTATTGAAAGCATTGATACAATATCCTGCACTGAAACCAGAATGTCCTTGTCTTGAAAACACACCAAGTAGCTCAATCAGGTTTTCTTGTATCCATTTGTCGGGACCGTCTTCTTGTTCTTGATGAAGAGGTATGTACCCAAGTGCTCGAAATTCTCTTTCTGCGTGTTTAATAAAATTTCCCATTTTGCCCTCACTCAAAGCTAAGAATTGATATTTTGCAACACAAATGATATCCTATGCTGATGAAGCCATTGCTTAAATACGTCCTCGAAAGATCAAATACTGAATTTCCATTTCAACCTACTGGCCAGCCGGTGCTGGTGCTGGAGTACCTGGCACGGCTGGGAACTGATCCGCAAGCCCCGTCAATGCTCCTGCCGGTCCCCCAAACCTGGAATCATCCTCGATCTTCGCCTTCACATCCTGCCAGTCCCAGTTTTCGCCAATTAACCCACGACGCTTTAACTCTTGATGTACTTGTTCCCGGGACAAAACTCCCGCCTCTATAGCCTTCAACATCATGGCAGGCTCCAAGCCAAATGCCGGGTTGAATTCCGTGTTTATGTCTATTCTCGGCTCCTGGCCATCTTCCAAGCCCATCCACATGCCGGCAAACCTGAAGGCGTTGTCAAGCGCGTCCTTGCATCCAAGGGCCCAGTCTTTCAGGAGGCTGGTTGATTCAGTGGTTTCCTGCTGGGACTGATACGCAGTCTTGCTTCCGGAATTATAATTAGGCTGGAGCGTCACAAGTCCATACAATGCCATCTTTTCTTCCAGTGTGATCAATTCATCCTTGCCTTTATCGACGGCTTCTGGATTGACTGATACGCTCTTTAGGTCGGCTCCGCTGTCAACCGCATGGATCAGCCTGCCGGGTCCGAACTCAATGGTACCATCGGAGTCGGTCAGGAGTTTCCCGAACCACGGTGGCCGGCGAACAAATGACATAAGACTGACCTGGTCACAAGTGGACTGCCAGTGCCGCTTGTTGAGCTGTGCTAGGTCTTCCAGGGCCGGCGCCGCGGCATTGCCTATCGGTTCACCAGGTCTAAAAAAGGCAACCGGGATCTCATCAAGGCTGGTTTCGCCTTCTGAGTGGAGATACACATTATCTTTTTCGTCCTTTCGGTAAATATGCCATGATCCCCTGCGCAACACCCGGACCTGCTCAATTTCGGTGTCGTCGTTGTCAAAATCGCCCTGCTGGTCAGTGACTGTTTCAAATATCCTAATAAGATCAAGTATCCGTTTGCCGTTTTCATATACAAACCTGACACCCAGGATATTGGCCTGGTGGATCAAGACAAAGAACGGTCGCCAGCCCTTTTCGGCGTCGATTGCCGCCGTCTTAGCCCTCCATATCTCGGTTTCTTCGTCCCAAAATTCAAGCCTGCCGTTCTCTGTTCTTGTCTGGACCTGCGGGAAGTCCACCAGAACGGCAGCCAGGCCATCGTCAACCCCGGCTTCAAAGAACGTCTGCGCCCAGGTTCTCAGGTTGTCGCCTTGCTGGTCAACATCCTCCTCCATGGCTTCAAATTCTGCCTTGTTGGGTGAGTCTTCGCCGATCTTTACGGGTTCCGAAAACACCAGCCCCGTGAGGTAGTTCCGGGTCCGCTTGTACCCGTTGAACAAATACCCCCCTCTTAACCGGATCTGGTAGTCGTCCGCATGTTCCGCACTTTGTTTCGGCAGGTACGTCTCCCCGGCTGCGATCATGGCAGGTGTGCCGCCTAACAGATCCCTGACCAGCTCCCCGCGGTCTGTGGCTTCTTGAAAGTTGCCGCTTCGTTCGAATACTTTTTGCATTAGTTGGCCCTTACTCGGTGGATGGTTGACTGCGGTTTTATCACCGGCATTTCGTATGACACGAAATAAGATAGGGCGTCATTCATGTGGTCGTGCCCGCCTGTTTTATCCGGTTCACCGTTTGATCCATATGCCTGCTGCTCAAGACAGTTTGCGATTGTGGGACAGGTTTTTGCGTTGACCCTGATTTGCATAGTTTCAAATGCCTTGTTTGTCGCAAGCACCCGGTCCTTGACAGCCGGATTCTTTGACCTGGCCCGGACACTGAATTTTGCTTGCTGTAAAAGTGCAATGTCAGAACTTGATGCGTCAACCGACTTCCTGCTGCCCCCAGATGCGTCAGGGTAAATGATTATCTTGTGCCCCTCGTCCTGGTATCGCTCTTTGATCAAGGTTATCATGTCCGGTGTGTCAAAAACATCTTTTAACTCGGCAACAAAATGGTATCCGTCGGACCTCTGAACGGCAATGGCAGCGGCCATGTGTTGGACGTTGAAATCAAGACCGATAAAAAGATTTTCCTTTTCCTGGATTGTCTCTTTGCTATCGTGGACCTTCCGGTCATAGTTGCGGTAAACAGTCCCGCTTGTCAGGTTGACAAACCGACCGTGGAGATATGCGTCTATCAGCTCTGCTGGATATGCCTCGATTAGCGATGATATGTAGTCATCAGGCAGGTTGGACTCGTTGTCATACGTACTGGCCTGGATCAATCCATAGTTGTCCCTTAGCTCCGGCTTTTCGTTCAGCGCCTGAACAAAGGTTTGATACGCAAACTTGAACCCCTCCGGCGTCGTGGTCACGTCAACTCCGTTTTTCACCCCCGGTTGTTTTCTGCGCATCCTGGCGATGATCTTGCGCCATGCGTGGGTAGCCTTGTCGGTCGATAACAGGTCGATCTCATCAATCATGCCGTGGCCGATGGAAAAACCGATGATGTTTTGAGGCTTGTCCATGGACCTGCAAATGACTGTCCCCCGATATGCCTTTCCAGTGTAGAAATGGACCTCTTTGTTGCCCTCTTTGATGTCAACAGATAGCCCCAGGTCAAAAACAGCCTCTTCGATGGTAGGAAAGTAAATGTCCCTTATATGTCCGTAGGTCGGCGCAAAATACCCTTGATTGACCCCAGGATGTTCCAGAAAGTGGATGCCCGCTGAAAGGCAGCCCACCCATGTCTTTCCGGTTCCGAATCCAGCACAAAATAATCTATATTTTTGCTCCATCGCAAGAAACCGGCCCTGCGGTAGATTAGCGCTTGCTACCATCTTTGACCTCGATTACCACTTTGACCGGCTGTGCCTGTTCTTCAGGCGGCTCTGCATCAGATGGTTTTTCGATATACCCGCGCTTTTTGCCCTGGCACTTCAGGTAAAAAATGATTGCTCCCAGGTTCTCTTCCTTAATCTGCTTGATAAGTGAATGCTCTGTCAAATCAAGATATTGCTCGTGAATGGAATCTTGAACCTGCTGAAGATAAGGTGATGCGTCAATTCTCTTTCTGACGTTTTGGTGTGTGCAGTTCAATTTTTTGGCTGCGTATGAAACAAAGCCACCTGTCGCCCGGAGTGCAGTTTCGATCTGGGATATAGTCAAATATCCCCGGCCTTTTTGCTTTTTCCTCCCGGATCTTTTTTTAGGTGCAACTTTTTTCTCTTTAGCCATTGATTACCATGCCTTAGAACGGGATATCACTCTGAGATCTTGACGATCTCGTTGGTGTCGATCTTCGCCTTGTTGAGGCTGGTGAAGGTCCGAAGTTTGCTTCCCAATCTGCTTTTGTGAACTTTGATGTCCCGTCATACCCTTTGGCTGCGTTGTGTTTTGCCCATTTTTCCGACCCAGATGCCATAACGTCTCTCCTCCCACGGATTTGTTGATCGTCTTGTATTTTTCAATGATTTCATGGTGCCAATCGTAGTTGAATTCATACAGGTCCGCATCAGCTTCAATGACAATCTGCTCCACATTACCGGATGTTCTCAGGTTTGCTGACCCGTGAATAATTATCTCTCGCCCGCATTCTGTTTTGATAAGGCAAACTTTGGTGTGAACCCTGGCGACTGCAAGTTGAAATTTATTATCAATGTCCAGCTCGTGATACATGTAAGGAACAATCTGTCTGCGCTCGTGGCTGAAAAAATAGTCTGAAACGATGATATTCAGATTTTGGAGATAGTCTTTTTCGATAAGGGTCCGCAGGCTGTCCACGTTATTTTGGGACAAGGAAAGTGTGGATATTGTCATCTCAAGAACGTTGTACTGGTTTTTAATGATCCATGCTTCCAGGAAATCTCCGAAAACAAATAGCCCGTCCAGAAAAACAAAATACCTGTCGTCTCGTTGGATATTGCCAATCTTTTGTGCAAGTTCCATGGCGTTGCGATATTTTACTTTTTTGTGTTTGATGTTCTTTTTGCCGGGGTTGATATATCGCTGTTGCTCGGTCTCAAACCCAAAATCGAGGTCGTCTATTGTGTCATCGATGCCCTCGAATTCGGCAATGTCTATGTCAAACAGATCGTCCATAGCATATTTCTCCTTTTGATCCATACCAAACCCCCGGCAATTTGTCAAGCCTTTGCCTTAGCATTTGGCTTCATTTATGCGTGGATTATTCTCATTCATCACCAGGTCACTTATTTTAACCTCTGTGTATTCTAACATTTTCCGCCTCTCTTGTTTGGCTCAGCACATGCCCAATCACCCGGTTTTGTCAGCCTCTTTTTTCGGCCTCCCGTTTTTTAGGTTTTTCACCTTGTCCAGGTCATCTTGATTTACCAGCCACACACCGGCCACCTTATGCGCTTGCAGCCGGCCCTGTGTCACAAACTGCTGGACCCTACGCTGGGATACACCAATTATACGGGCAGCCTCTTTTGTTGATATAAATTTCATGCCATACCCTTTTCACAAATTTTCATTAAGAGACACCTGCCGTCTCCAGGTTAACGGCCCCCAGGTCAGCAGGTGCCACCACTTGGATGCTGGTGTGTTTGCTGTCAGGGCCAGGTCTGTTATCCATAGATCAAATGTCATGGTTTCTCCTTTGTGCCCGCAGGCTTTTCGGGCCTGTGATTATTTAGCGCCCCGGCCAAGTGACCGGGGCGGGCAAGACTATATTAGCATACCCGCTCGTGGGAGCGGGCGAGCATTCGGGCCGGAATCACGGCCTTCTTCATACAAGCCGTCATGCAGCCTGTAATTCCATCCGTTCTCGCAGTGGATGTCCCATCCACCGTCCACCCATTTTACCCGGTCGATAATATTAACCGGGACCACAACGGAGAGGCAGCCATTTGCCTCGTTTTTATTCATCTGTATGATGCATAATCTTTGCACCCGTTCGATATCAGACAAAATCATAACAACCTCCTTTTGTACCCGGCTTGGGCGATTGGTGATCCCGGTTCAGCGTTCCCCTTGACCGGGTCTAGGTGCTGGCTGTTATGTCAATTCCTCTGTCCAAAAAACAAAATTCTCCGGCAGAGGGTTCCAATTTGAGACAACTGCGCCGCCATCAACGACACCGTTGTCTAAATGAAATGCAACAGTTGTGGCAGCTCGTGCTGCCGCTGACTCCTGTGCCGCGTGTTCACGCCACAGGCGGGATTCTAACTGTGCAAGGGGTTCATTCTGTAATCTATCCATATTTCCTCCTTATTTGCCCCGGCTGTTACACCGGGGCGGTTGGTTATTCGTTAATCTGCTGGATCTCGTCCAGCCAGAATCTCTCAAATATTGAGTGGATCTTTTCCACCCAATCCGGTTGATATGACATTTTTTTCCAGCGAAACGGAATTGCCGGCAGGTGTGGACTACGCGCTCTCCCGGCGTATCTGTACGCGTTTCCCTCGCCGTCAATGTAATAGATTGACGGGTCAGGGTGGTTGTAATCCTGGTAAAACCCCTGCTTCAGGAGCCCTTTTGTGCCCGAGCGAATCGGGGCGGTGTCGGGGGGCTCTGTGAGGGCTGCGGTGACTTCTTTCATAATCATTCTCCTTATAATACCCCGGCTGTTACACCGGGGCGGGTTAATTATCTTGTCAAGGTGACAGCCAGTCTCCAGTCGTCTCCCCAGACTTCCCAGGTGCCATCGTTTTCAATGGCATCATCGTAGTCGATGCCGTCCATGGCACCGAAAATATTGGCTTCATCGACTGTGATGTGAACGATGCTGTCGGTGTTTCTGGATTCGGTAATTGCTTCGGTGATTGCTTTCATGCTTTTTCTCCTTGTTTGTGCCGGGGGTGCCCGGCGTTGTTTTTGTGTTTCTCTCTCACTTTTAAATAAACTATACAGCACCACGAATAGCATGTCAAGAAGAAAATGCAAGTTTTTTTAAATTATTTTCATTTTTATTTTTCACGCTGAAAAGTCCCGTCCACCATCTTGCCTTTCCGGTCTTTGATTTTTTCATATTTTTCTATAATTATAGCATATCCCCGGCAATGCCAATATAGCCCGCACAATCGGCATAATTGTCAGCCGTTGTCTTCTGACCTGACATCCTGGCAATTTTAAACAGCGCCATCATTTCAGCCACCTGTCGTGGCTTTATCATTTGCCCTGTGCCGGCGCCGACCGACTCAAGGTAGCATGTCCAATAATCAGCGATAAGCTGAAAACTATCTTCAGGGTTGCCATAGCTGTCCTGCCGCTCACCATTGATAATTTCCAGGGCCTTTTTCAGGGCCTTGCCCCTAACCATCTCGTCCACATCCACGTCATGGTTGTTTTTTTTGATCGTATCTTTTGCCCGGAATTTGCTGCCATCCATGCAATCGCAACACGGGTATTCGTAAACGCAGCTTTTGCAATGCCGACCTGTTTCATACGTTGCTTGAGTTTCAGTCATGCCACCTTCTCCTTTCCTATCGCATTATAGGTATTTATCGCCTTTTCCAGACTCAATGTTTCGTACACTGCCCGCCCGGATACCATCACGACAAAAATCATCGTACCCAAAGCGGGGTTGCACTTCATCCAAAGGCGCTTGCCATTTTTCCCACTTGCCAAGACTTGAGGCATATCACAATTCAAAACTGATCTTTGCAATTCGTCTCGCATCATTTTTTTCCCCGCTTGTTGAAAACATCCAAAATATGATCAAACGATTTGCTTTCAACAAACTCTCCGTCATCGACTTCCATCCGGTAACTGACCGCCCCTGTTGCAGGGTTCGCAATCATCCAGATCACGCCGGCATTGCCGGACAAAACCACCGACTTTATTTCGGTGTTGAAGTCTGCTTTTTTGAATGTCATTTTACCTCCCGATACATTTTACACCCCACCACCGCCATCATCACAGGTATCCCCCTGTAATGCTCTATCCCGTTTTCCCGGTCCAGGTTTAAAAAGCTCCGGTACCGCAGGCATGTGTCGCGCTTCGGACATGCCTCAGTGAAGCCCAGGCGGTACAGGCCGGAACAGCGTGTGTCTTTGTTTGTCAGGTGTTTCATTTCAATCTCCTTTCCCATTTGTTGTGTTGCACGGCTGCCCAGATCGCCCTTTCCAGGAAAAACATGATAAACCTGCTGCGGGAGGGGGGCTGTCGGTCCCGTGCGTGACCGGCTCAAGGAGGTAAGGAGCGGTCCCGTGTTTCAAGCGGTCATTGCCGCCGTTGCGATTCGTTTTGCCTGTTTGCCGTTCATCTTTTGTTCCTTTCAGTTTCAACCCCTGGCCCATGCTACCGTATAGACCCAAGTCTATTCGTTAAAATTTGGCCTATTCAGCGCGCTCACACTTCATTTATTTTGACATTGTGAATGGCCTCAACCAGCTTTTTTTTAAGCCTATAAACTGGATTCTTTGCCGTTATGGCTGATTTTACATCTTCTACCACTTCAGATCCGTTTTTCATATACCTGAAATCAGCTTTGTAAAAAGCTATGTATTTTCCGTTTACCCTAATATCAAATCTTGGCTGTGTTTCCAAATCTGATATTGCGCCGCATCGTTCAGCCAGTTTCAAACTTTGATACCTGGCCGCTTCTTTTTTTGAATCAAACTTGATGCCGTCAACTGTGATCTTGACAGCGCCGTATTTGTTTTTCTTTTCAGCTGGGTATAAATTTTTTGGGAGATAAACCATTATATCTCCTGTGTGTTAAGTCTGGATGTCATTTTGCCTTTGGGAAAAGGTCCATCTGCAAATCTTCTGCCGCGAACCGGCGGTCCAAGTCGTGGACTGTGTGATACCCCCAAAACCCCCGGTTGTCTTTTAATGCGGCGTCCCATTTGAGCATTTTGGCCCAAAGCTCAGGCCGTATCTTTCGGATTGACCTCATGCCACCGATCCGCTGCAAGGGGCAACAGAAACAAGACACTCGGCCGAGGTGTTCATATAGTCCTCCCCAATTAAACCCCCGGTCATAGCAATACTTCAAGCAGGCC